GTTATAAACTCTACATAAATTCCTTTGTTCAATACTATACAATAAATAAGGAATTCCAGCTGGACGATGCATTGCAGCACTCAAGTAAACAAACGGATAAAGCTTACTTTTAGGGAAAAAATCTGGCTCAACAAAAAAGGGAGGAATTTCTAAAGTTTTCATGGTTTCTGGAGATAATTTAGGAGCTTGGGTCAATGCTGGAAGAGCTATTAATTCAGAATTACGGATCAAACGTTCCGTATCATGGAGATGAACTCTCTTGTCAACGTATTCTTCTTCATACACTTTTATATTATATTTTTCTTTTTGCGTATATGAAATAAGACCATTGACTACACATGATAAACAAAATCGAAAGAACGTTTTCTTTATAATATCGGGCCAATTCTGAGCAAAAGGGGTGCTTACCAAACCAGTTTGCAGCCCTAAAGACTTAAGACCTTGACTAGACCACGCAAAGCTGTTCCACGAACCGTGCATAGCCACGCCTTGTTTCCAACTACAACTCGCCCACATGTAATGGCTAATAATGGCTTCTACTGTTCGCAAAAACCCAACAAAATAGGACGTTTTGTAAAAGGCTAAAGAATCACCAATTCCACAAAGAACACTTCCGACTTCTACACCCACTTTACGCTTGAACCACTCCTCGTAATGGGGAGCAAATGCTAGCACCAAATTGAAAAAAGAAGCTTGGAAAACAGAACCTGGAATGAACCATTTTTTGATCTTATGTTTATATCTAAGGAAGAAAACTAAGCCTAATAATGAAATGATCGCTTTCAAGCTAAAATTAGTCTTCGATTTCTTAGCAATAAATTCGGACCTGTCGATCCTAGATTGAGTAACGGAATCATAGGAGCGATCCCAAACTTTGCTAAGGGGAACTAATTCTTTATTAGCCCGGTTGTCAAACAAATATAAACAAGTATCCTCAACAATTCTGTTTCTCATCTCTTCACCCAAACGGGCCCATAAATGTTGGTATTCCGGTTGTTGAAAGTCTGACAAAATGTTTTTCTGGAAATCATGAAAATGATGAGCTCTCCTCACGCTATAGGAAATAGTCGAAGTCCTTTGCTCGCTAGGAGTGAACACCAGAAACTCCTCTTGATCGGAACCAAATCCTATTAAGTCATCGAAACTCAACCTAGACGGATTCATCAACAAGGAGGACCATGTTCGTTCCATGGTCTTTTTAACCACTAAACCCTTCCCTTGAAGGCGTTGCAGTGGTTGAGTTAGGGTACTAAAAGAAACGGAGAAGACGTCATAATCTCCGAAACTTCTTATCAAAGAGACTAGCAGAGTACCATAACTAGTGTTATGTGTGCCTGTCTCTCGGATATGTACCTTGTGATTTGGCCAAGCATTTTCAGCGGAGCTAGGGTAGCTCAACACTTCATCGCCATTTATCAAATAAACTCCTTCACCAAACATAGTCCCGGCTATGCAATCAAAATCATATCGCATCTGCGCCACGAGCACTTTGTCTAGATGAAAGAATTTCATTTGACGAGCCAATTCATCTAAACTAACTTCATAACAATCTACCATAACCCCAATAGAATCAGGAGGCAGGGGGATATTCCACGACGGGCGGAATGTCAACTTGTCTTTAAATAATTGCTCATCCAAAGCAGTCACAATAGGTCTATACCACTTGACTTTGGTTGGTTGACTGTTATCAGTTAGTGTATTCCATAAGTGCCACAGCTTCATGCCACCCCACAAATCTAAAATATTCTTCTTAGACTTTGCGGAATCTAGCATCCAAGCTGTAGCCATCTCACGAAATCCAGCCGACACAGGATGAGAAGACAAACCTACGCTCTGAGCTTGGAAACTAACCTTGTATCCATAGCTCAAAGCCTTTGTCCTCCATTCTGTACTCGGAATATGAAACTCATGGTCTTTCATCCGTAAGTTAAATATCTGAGTCGACGTCAGCATCGGCTGTCCAGGTGGTGTCTGTGCCACCTGGGCCGCAGGTCCTTTACATTTGGC